ATGTTTAGTCTAGGAAAATATTTTAGAGCAACTATGAGTTTATCAGCAAGGCCACCACCATGATTATTTCTAATGTCAGCAGCCGTGTAGTTTATCTTTGGTGTTTTATTGAAGATTGACTTTGTACCGACAAAGAACTTTCCGTTCTCTGGGTTTGTACCTGCAAAAATAGCAGGAGCACCATCCCACTTCACAGTTACATTCATTTTCTTTTTACTGTAACCTTGAAGCATATCACTTAATGCCATAAGAAATGATATGGCATTCTTGCCACCCATCACACCGTTATTAATAATCTCATCCTCTAGATGTTCTAGGTGAGTGTTCTTATCTTCTGTTAAAAATTGATTAAAGTTATTCATTAGTAAAGTTTTCCAAAAGGCCCAAAGCCTGATTCCATAAGAGTTCCTTTCTTCTGGGCATAGTAGTACCAATCTTCTATGACATCATCAAAGTTAGCTCTTGAACGGCCCGCTTTGTAGATTTGTGTCAGTAGATAGGCAAACTCCATTATCTGAATATTGATTAAAACTCTTTGCCGATATTCAGCACTAGACCATTTGGCTGAACTCTTAGCTGACATTATATTGGTGATAAAGGAAGTTATTGTATCTTTGACGCTGGGTATTTGTATGATACCTTTTGAGCCACCGCCAGAATAATCTTGTATTTGTTTAAGTTTTTTTCTCCATTCTCCCGCTTTTGAATCGGTGGTAGAATCAGGAATAGAATTTGAAGATTCGGTTGCAGTAGGTAACTGGGCATTACTCATGCCGGGTAGACTACGCATCCTTGCAGTCGCCAAATCTTTAGGTAGTTTTCCTAACTGGGCTGCTTGGCCAGGAGCAAGAAATTCTAAGTTGAGGTTATCACTACCACTACTACCAACTCTCATCTGAGCTATCTTTTTACCAGGACTATTGCCGGGTACATCTTCCGACACCGACATAGTGTTGGTCACTATGTCAGGATAACCTTTAGTAAATGGTAACTTCAATACAAATCCATTGTATTCTACTTGAGGTAGATTTACTTTATTGTATTGTAAGTTAACCAACTCATAATGAAGCATTTTGCCTGTACTTTTCTTCAACGAAATACCAGTTACTACAGGTACACCACCATTATTTTTTCCCTTCCACGCTTCTTTGAGAGCTGTATTAACCTGACTAATGTATTTGCTTTGTTGTAGTTTATTGATGAGTTGTTTATATGCTGGACCTTTTTTGTTTATTAACCATACATCGGCAGGGTTCCAACTATCCTTCTGTGAGATGATGCCAAACTTGGGCCATTTCTTTGTACGGCCGCCCTGCGGATTGGGTGGGCCTCCTATCACCAAATCAGAAATAAAGTCCATAAAATGGTCATAGTCATAGAAGTTGAAAACATTATTGGGTAGTTTAGTTGTTTTTTTTATGTCTTTGAATTGAAGATAAAAGTGTTTGTACCACTCTATTTGTTTTTTATTATCTCCGTCAATTCCAGGCCAGATTTTTACTAGGTCTTTTTGAACAAACTTATCAAAGTCCGCTTTTAATTTTTCTTCGGACTTACCATCTGGATTGTATCCATTATTCTTCAAAAGAATTTCAAATATTTTTAGAGTTACTTTCTCTTGTTGTACGGTAGATGGAGTAACAGCAGGAGCTCCAGCTTTACCCCCAAATTCTGCTGACTTGGCTATCTCACCTGATGTTACTATCTCAGTTTGTTGACCACCATTTATCTTACCCAACATTACTATTTTCTGTTGAGTACCGCCTGAAAGTTTGTCTAGTTCTTGTACTATTTTATTTTTATTGCGAGCAATATCCGCTTTACTATCCCACGAAACAATCTGCGTCTTTGACTTCTGTATTCGTAAGTCAATTGCGGTGAATTTTTTTAGGCCTTTTGCAAGAGTAAATGGAGTTCCATCAGCTATCATAGACACAAAAGTTTCTGTTCTTCCATCTTTCTTCTGCAATTCTTTTATAGTCATTCCAGCCATACATCTATTTATCTTTTGGTTTGTATGCTGGGCCACCAGCAGATGCCACAATAACCTTTTCCATTTCAAAGGCAGCAGATGTGGCAGCTTCTGCTAATAGATGGTCTGAAAAAGTTTTCATCCCACTATTTATTAAACTTTGAAGTCTGCAAACCTATCAATTATCTCCTCATCTTGGCCTGTATCGACCATATCATCTTGTGCCGCTTGATTAACATCATACAATTTCATTCGTGATCTATCTACACCAATGATAAACTTCTTGTTAGATGTTGGGTCGGCATATCTATTCTTCAACTGTTTAACCAACATTTGATTCAGTTCTTCTAGTTCTTCCGTTTGTATCAAAGCAAACATAAAGTCGGCAGTTGCAGGCAAACCAAACGACTCGGATGTATCTTCAAGACCTATGTCAGTTGATACAAAACCTGTTCTGGTTGTCTGTGTTGCTGACATAATGGGAAGATTATACTCTACAGCAAGACCTCTCATTTCTTCAGCGATTGCCTTGATGTATGTGTACGAGTTTACATTAGCACCAGCACGAAATCTTGTTGAAGCACAGATGTTAATGTAATCAACGAATACTAAATCTGGTTTAAAATCTTTCTTTAGTTTTAGTTCATTGAACAAAGAACGAAAATGTCCGCAATGCGCAGATGCAGTCGGATACTCTTTGACTATCAACTGACCTTGTGTTTTCTTTTTGACTCTCTCAAACTTACTTTCATACATATGTTTTGGTAAGTCGTGTAGATCATCCATTGTGATGTTCATTAGATTGACATCAATACGTTCTGCAATCTTTTCTTCTGCCATCTCCATTGTGATGTACAATACATTCTTACCTTGCATCAATGTTGCCGCAGCAACGTGACACATGAACAATGACTTACCAACACCTGTGCCGGCAATGGCAATGTTTAATGTCTTGTTTGGCATACCACCTTTAGTGATACGATTAAAGAAATCTAAATCAAAAGGTATCTTTTCTTCTGACCTGTTGTAGAATTCATATCGGTCATCAGATTGTTCTATGTAGTCGTGACCTATATGTTTATCAAAAGATACTGAAAGAGCTTGGGTCAATAAACTCGGTAGAGCATCTGGTGTTTGTTCTTTATCCTTACCTTCTATGATATGAATACTATTGAGAACAGCATTGTAAATAGCTTTATCTTTACACCACTGTTCTGTCTGGTCAGTCAACCACTCTAGACCGACTTCATCTTTCTCTAAACTTTCTAGATACTCTAATGATGTTTTGTAGTGTTCATCATTTAGAGTTGCCTTCTGTAACTCAATGGCAAGTGCTGAGATAGTTGCCGCACTCTTATACTCATCAGCGTATTGCCATATTGATTTGAATATAACCTTTTCAACACCATCTTGGAAATATTCTTCTTTTATAAATGGGATAACTTTTCTGGCATAATCCTCATTGAAAATCAGATTGCTCAGTATCGTCGTTTCCAATCTTTTCACTAACTTCATCTTCTAGTCCTTCGTCCAAAACCGTCATAAGTATGTCACCAACTACTCTGTTGAATTCATCCAACGTATCTTCATTGACAACCCCATCTTTATTATACAACACATCGTACCTAAATGTCAATGGTATTGTATCAATTTCTTCTAAATTTAATCTGTTGCCATCTTCATCGTTTATCGGCAACTTGACATCTCGGTAAGTCCAAACCACTCCTTCAAACTGACCTTCTTGTAATCTAAATGCTTGTTCGTCTGTTTCTTTGTGATAGACGTAATGAAAATCATGCATAGTGACAATACGATTGTATAATGTATTTTTTACCGGACACAGGTTTTTGACCTGCGTGGTAATATTGCCAAGTTGGCGGGAACATTAACAGTCGTCCTCTCTTTGGTGTTATTGTGTATGGTAGATAAGTTCCTGGTTGGTTTATGTTTAGAAACTGTGTCTCACCACCTTCCTCAACATCGTTTAGATAAATGAAGAACGCAAGAAACCTTCTTGATGTTTCGTAATTCAATACATCAACATGAGGATCAAATCTGTCATAGTTATTATTCAGATATCGTTTCATTCTCACGGCTTCATAACCATACTTCTCTGGCCACATCTTGTCATACACATTACAGTCTATCTTGTAGTGTACAATGTAATCTTGGAATAGTCCTAACAATCCTTTCTGTACATCATACCAACTCTGAGTAAATAAATTCAGTTGTTCAAATGAAATGGCATTCTCACCATCTTCTTCATGTACAGTTTCAAACACCTCATGTTCATCTTCAAACTTCTTGATGAGTTCTTTACAAGATGTTTCATCTATTACATCATCATAGACCTTGATGTAATTATCCATATGTAAACTTCTCTTTGGCAAACGTATCAAGTTTCTCCATCACTTCAGGTGTAAAGTATTTCTCTGGATCGTTGTTGATAGTTTTACCGAATGTCTTTGTACCGTCAGGCAATTCAATGCGAGTTGATACTGAACTGAACACACCTGCCTCTACGGCAAGTTCTAGAAGTCCATAATAC